CTCGAAAGAAAACAAAGAAATTTAATTTATCAACAACATTTACCGATTTATCAAAGATAGCTTGGGGAAAATCTAAAGAAAGTATTGTATTACCTTGTAAGGATGATGTAGACCAGATACCGGTCGCAACATTAACGGGTCTAGACAATACATCAACTATGGTATGAATTCTGGATTCCATAGAATCACTTATCACTGTGGGTGAAGGAGTGACTAAATGGGGCAGACTTGCATTCATAGTCGTTGCATCATCTATGAAACCGGTGATTTCTTGCGAACGAGTTTCTGGTGTTACATCGGGTTGGGCAATTGCGGTGGAAACGTCACCAATAGTGTTCATCGAACTCTTGTTGGCAAGATTTCCATCGTTGGAGAATCCGGATGTAGTTCCGGACGGACTGGAGGATTCTTTATTATTTGTAGCAAGTGGGTAATTTTTACATCTAGCAAGTGGTTCACTCATTCCACCTGAATGATGGGTGTTACACAGGACTTATATTTACAGACGCGTCAGTGTGTAATCGAGCTAAATAGCCCTCGTCTGTTGCAACCCGGATTCGGGGTTTGCTGCTCTCATACTTTACACCGTAGATAGAGAGCCCTATTCCGGGAGCCTTTACCATTCAAATTCTTGTCCTACATAATCAATGTAATCATATAGGATGGGAGGGTTCGTCAGGTGGGTGTGAGCCAATTTATCCAGAATCACACTCCAATGTTCAAAAACATCACGACCATGCATAGCGAGTTCACGATATGCATGCTCTATGTTAATGGCACATCGAGCATTGTGATCTAGATCTCCTCTGACCCACATTGTCATTTCAAGTATCGTATCAAGGTCCAAGGGAGCTACATGTCGACACAAATCTGTATCATACCTAAACTTTCTCTTAAGAAAACTAATTTCCGCAAGAGAACGAAAAGGTACAATATTACCAGTTTTGTCTTCGTCAGTGTACTCCATTCCAATATCGGCATAACCACGGGTAATGGTTACTTGGTTAAATATAGGGGAAATAAAGTCAGACATGTTGATGATATTATCATCACCATATGCGACCATATATACATGATCAAAGAAATAGGAAGGGGAATAATCAGTAGTTTTACAGAAAACATACATCATACTCAAAACATTGTAGAGGGTATTAATAACAGCGGTACCAGGATTTCCAGATGTTAAGGAATGATTCCAACCGTAAATGTTATTACC